GGTTCCCTCGACGGTGATGGTGTGCGCCGTGAATCCCCCAGGGTTCGCCCCGGACGTCCAGAACACGACTTGGCACGGCTTTTGGCCTCCAAAGGACTCCCCCTCAACCCCACATCAGATACCCGCAAGGAGATCACAGCATGAAGCTCTACATGGTTCAGACCAACGACAACGACGACTACGACGAGTACGGCGACCCTATGCCCCAGATTCGTGACACACCGGAGGGATGGGACGAGTACTGCCTTGAGAAGTGGGGTGAGCCGCGCGAGTTCTTCATGCCGTCCACATCCCGCGTCTACCGATCTCGGTCGTCTGCCCAGGACCGTGTCGATCTGGTGAACCGGTGGGGTGGGAACGCCACCTTGGTCGAGGCTGATGTCGAGTGGGTTCCATCGGATGAGGCGAGAAGGCGTCGCCGCCTCGCTGCCCTTGACAGGAAGCGTGCAGAGGTGGCCGCCCGGCTGGAAGAAATCGACAAGCAGATCAGTGAGGAGGTGGCGTAATGGATTGGCTGGAAGCCGACTGCTACCTTGACGAGGCAAAATGCGACATCGACGGCATTGAGGCCAGCATTCTCGATTCAGAGAACCGCTTCCGGGACCCAGCTGCAATGGATGCCGTCAATCTGCTGGGGGACATTTGCTGTCTTATCGAAACGGCAATGGTAATCATCAAGCGCGTCTCCGATGAAACGTGGCAGGAGACGCCATGAAGACCAAGGCACCAACCTTCGCCGAGGAGCTGGCCGACGAGTATGGCCGGTGGATGACCTACGCCCAGGCGGCGAAAGAACTCAACTGCTCCGCACGCCATCTGAGGCATTTGACGGAGCGTGGACAGCTGGCCTGCTGGACGATCGGTGACACGCAGGCGTTGAGGCTGAAGACCGCAGATGTGGCCGCCCTGATGAGGAGGGTCGCCTGACGTGCTTAACGGATACGCATCCGACATCGTGTTCACCGTCGTGTGCTTTGTTGCTTTGGCTATCGCATTGAAGCACACCGACTGACCTGAAATCAAAACCTGTTCATACCCCTACAGGGGTGCCTTCAGTGCACCCAAAAACCGGAGAAATCATGTACGAATACATGTACCAGATATGCCACATCTGCGATCGGATTATCGATCTTCAGGTGGCAATAGAGAGACTGCAGTCCGACCTGGACTATGACAATCCCGGCGGCGCATCGAGGCAGCTGGAGGAGTCCTGCCTGCTGCTCGGTGTTGCCTTGGAGGAGCTGCACCGGGTCGACCGGCATGTGCGCAGGGTCATCGACGCCATCTCTGGGGAGGCGTGATGAGACTCAACCCCTGCAGACTGCTGACGGTCGTGTTTGCCGTGTGTGGCCTGATCGAATGTGTCATCGGTTTGGCCGGCTGGTTCAACGACCTGCCCCATGCACTGGCCACCGCTCTGTTCTGCACCTTGGCGGCCGCCTGCAGCCATCTGCTGGACCCTGCGAGGCTGCCATGACGGAAGTGCTGCACACGGTTGCCCAGTCCGCCCGGATTCACGGTGTGCCTCGGGAGAAGCTGCGGGCCGGCATCCGCCGTGGCCGTCTCACACAGCACGGCACCACCAAGGACGGGGAACCTCTGGTGGAGTCATCCGAGGTGGCCGCCTACATCGGCTCCCGCTGGGCACGCACCGACCATCGCCACGACGACCTGTGGGCACAGGCGGCGTGCCGCAAACCCGGCATGGACCCGGAAATGTGGTTCCCCGACGACGCCGACGTGGACACCCAGAACAGGGCGATCCGGCTGTGCCACCAATGCCCACTGGCCATCCACTGCCTCGAAATGGCAATGGATTTGGAGCCGCCCGGATACAAGATGCGCTCCGGCATCTTCGGCGGAACCACACCACAACAACGCCACCGCATAGGCCTATCGAGAAAGGAAAAGAAATGACCATCAACCATCGCATTGATGCCGAGACAAAGACCCTCGCAGAAAATATGGGGCCGATGGAGCTCGCCACGCTCCACGAGGCCGTCCGTCAAGCCGAGAAGCGCGCCGACAATGCACGCAGCCTCCTGTCGTCGGATGACACCCCGCAGATGTGGCGCATGGCGACCTGCGCAGCAGACATGCTGGACCAGCTTGCCCACTATCTGCCGGACCCCGACGACCCGGACGAGTCGGAGGACGAGTCGGATGAGGGGTGCGCGGCATGACCGACATTGACGACCTCATCTCACGCTACGCCGACCTCACCGCCGCCAAAGCAGAGCTTGACGACCAGCTCGCAGCCATCCGCACCCAACTTGCCGAATACGGAGCCGGAACACATGCCGGGCAAACGGGAAAGGTCACCATCACCTACCCGCGCCGCTTCCAGGCGAAACTGGCCGCCCAGGCTCTCGCCGACACACCAGAACTCATCGAAGCCTGCAGCAGCACAACCATCTCGGCATCCAAAGCCAAGGCAACACTGCCACCAGCCCTCTACCAGCGCTGTTGCACCGTCGCCGACAAACCCACCGTCAGAGTGAGCGCCTCATGAAACCACAACCACTGCCACCAAAATGGCAGGTTCCCGATGCCGACCCGGAAACGGTCATGGCTGCCTATCTGGGAACCATCGAAACCGCCATCCGCCACCATCCACGCAGCCTCCAGAAAGCCATCGGGATCGACGAACGACCCTGCGCACCCAACTGGAAAGCCACCATAGGAACGGCCGTCCATGCATGGCTCGAAGGGGTCTTCGACGTTGACGACGGCGGCTCCAACATCAAACGTTGGTACACCGAAACCCGCGTCGATGTGGGTGAGATCCCCGGTTTGGGGCACATCACCGGCTCCTGTGACCTGTACGACCGCATGACCGGAACCGTACTCGACCACAAGGTCGTAGGCCCTGCGCAGCTGCGCAAATACCGCGTCAACGGGCCATCGAAGCAATACCGCATCCAGGCGCACCTGTATGGGCGCGGTTGGGTGCGGGCGGGGCTGCCAGCCACCCACGTCGCCATCTGCTTCCTGCCGCGCAATGGAGAACTGAACGAGGCCTACCTGTGGCATGAACCATACGACGAACAGGTGGCACTCGACGGCCTCAACAGGCTTGCCGGAGTCGCAGCACTCGCAGCCCGCATGGGCACCGACATGCTGCCCCTCATGCCCACCGCCGACCAGTACTGCGCCACCTGCCCATTCCACCGGCCCGGATCGGACGATCTGGCCGGAGGCTGCCCCGGTCATCCACGCGACGACCAGCCAGCCACATCACCACTGTCCTTCACCAAAGGAAACACGAAAGGAAAAACATCATGACCAGCTTCAACCTTTCCGGCAACACCGGATCCTCATTCAGCTTCGAAGCCCCCGGCGATTCGGTGAAAGGCCGCGTGGACAATGTCGAGGAGGTTCAGCAAACCGACCTGTCCACCGGAGAACCAGCCACCTGGGACAACGGTCAACCCAAAATGATGATCCGCGTCACCCTGGCCACCGATCTGGCATCCGAGCCCGGAGATGACGGAAAACGTTCCGTGTACCTCAAGGGGTCGAGGAAACCCGAATCGAAGTCGAGTCTGTCTGCGGTCATCGCCGCAGTACAGAAATCCACCGGGGGAACCAATATCGAATCCGGCGGAACCCTCACCCTCACCTACACCGGTGATGGACAGCCCAGTCGTCGCGGCTGGAACGCACCAAAACAGTACGAGGCGTCCTACACCCCGCCGTCGTCGAACGTCGATCTGGCAGGCGGTGGGCAAACACAGGCCGACCAGGGCAGTCAGAACCCCAACCCTGCACAGCAGCAGAACGCCCCAGCACAAGGTGAGCAGCAGCCTCCAGCCATGACCCCCGAGGTGATGGCCGCCCTGGCTGCAGCCGGAGTCCAGCTGCCGAACAACTGACCGTCCCACCACATCACACCGCCGCAGGACCCATCACGACCGGTTCTGCGGCGGTGGCACCTCACAAGGAGGCACACATGACACGCAACAGGGCATCGGCCAAAGCCGCCGGAACACGCTTTGAACGTCTCATCGCCGACCATCTTGCAGCATCACTCGACGACGATCGCATCGATCGACGCGCCAAGACGGGGGCGAAGGATCGAGGAGACATCGCCGGGCTGCGTCACATGGGTTCCCGTGTCGTCGTCGAATGCAAGGACTACGGGGGTCGTCTGCAGCCCGGCGACTGGACCAGGCAGGCGCAGACCGAAGCCGGGAACGACGACGCATGCTGCGGTCTTGTCGTGGCCAAACGGCGCGGTACCACACATCCGGGCAGCCAGTGGGTCCTCATGACCCTCGACGACCTCATCGGGCTTCTCACCGGTCAGGCGGTGGAGAGATGACCATGACGACACCAGAACGCATCGACGACACACCAGACATGCTTGCAGCAGCCCTGGCATGGCAGCAGGCCGGGGTGTCCGTCATCCCCGTCGAGGCTGGCACGAAACGACCAGCCACCCCATGGCGCACCTGGCAGCAGCGCCGCGCCGACGACAACCAGATTCGTGCCTGGTTCACCAACCGCAACCACGGCATCGGCCTGGTGTGTGGGGCGGTGTCCGGCAACCTCGAGATGCTCGAGTTCGAGGGCCGAGCCATCGACCTGTTCACCCGCGCCGCCGACACCATGGCAGACCACGACCTGTCCGGCCTGTGGAGGCGTCTCCTCGCCGGATGCCTCGAACGGTCCCCATCCGGGGGCGTCCACCTCATGTTTCGTGTCGACGCCCCGGTGGGTGGCAATACCAAGATTGCCCGCCGTGACACAGGCGATGGGCGGGTCGATGTGCTCATCGAAACCCGAGGTGAAGGCGGATACACCGTTGCCGCCCCCACCGTTCGGGATACCGGCCATGCCTGGAAGGTGTTGGCTGGTGGACCGGAAACCCTGCCCACCATCACCGCCGACGAGCACGCCGCGCTTCATGCCGCCCTGTCCACCCTCGACGAGATGGAGGATCAACCCGAAACCGACCACACACCCAGCCATGCCCGCCCTGCAGATCGGGGCGTCATCACCCCGTTCGACGACTTCGATGCCAGAACCGATTGGAAGGACATTCTGGAGCCTCTGGGATGGACAAGGGGGCGACGAGACGGCATGGGGTGGCTGTGGACACGTCCAGGCAAACGGCTGGCCGACGGGCCCTCTGCATCGACGGGGCGCACCGAGGAGGACCGTCTATGGGTGTGGTCCACCTCCGTCGATCTGCCCGCCGAAGAACCCATGTCGAAAGCCTGGGTGTGGGCGCACTACAACACGGCAGGCAATCTGTCCGAGGCCGCCAAAAGGCTTGCACAGGCCGGATATGGCACTCCGCTGCCATCTGGCCCTGCCCTCACCTTCACCCGACGGCAGGGTGAGACAGCCGAGGAAGAAAGCGAGGCGGGAAGCGAGGATGATGCGGTCATCCTCACCGAATCCGGCAACGGTGATGCCATGGCGGCCGCATGGTCGGATCGTCTCAAATGGGTGCCGTCCCGTGGACAGTGGATCACCTGGAACGACACGAAATGGGTGTGGTGCGACGACAATGCCCAGGCTCTCGCTGCTGCAGCGCAGGTTGCCCAGGACATCCCCGCAGACACCAAGGCTGCGGCGGCGTGGAGGAAGCACAGCCTGTCCCGACGTGGACTCGAGTCGTGTGCGAAACTCGCCTCCACCCATCCCGAGATGCGGGTGTCCGCCGATCAGCTCGACGCCGATGCGTTGACGCTGTGCACCCCCGGCGGCCTCGTCAGTCTCACAGATGGCCACATCGATCCTCCCGACCCGAAAGCCCTGTGCACCAGGGCCACCAGCTGCACCCCAGACTTCGAGGCAGACACGCCCAGATGGGGACGATTCCTCACTGACACCTTTGGTGGCGATGAGGAGATGATCGGCTACATCCAGCGCCTCATCGGCGTGTCTGCCGTTGGGCAGGCCAGGCAGCACATTTTACCGTTCATGTATGGCTCGGGTGCCAACGGCAAATCGGTGCTTGCCGATGTCGTCTGCCACCTGTTGGGTGACTACGCCTCCACGGCACCGTCTGGATTCCTCATGGCAGGCCATGCCGACGAGTCGGCCATCGCCCGGCTGTCCGGCTTGCGCATGGTGGTGTGCTCCGAGGTCAACAAGCGTGACCGGTTCGACGAGGCCAAGGTGAAGCTGCTCACCGGCGGCGACACGCTCACCGCCCGGTTCCTGTACGGCCGGCACTTCAGTTTCACACCCACCCACACCCTGTGGCTCATGGGTAACGACAAGCCACGTGTCGAGTCGGGGGGTGAATCGTTCTGGAGACGCACCAGACTGATCGGCTTCGACCACACGGTTCCGCCCGAGAAGCGCATCGACGATCTCGCCTCGATCCTCATCAACGAGGAGGGGCCGGGGATTCTTGCCTGGATCGTGAGGGGTGCGATCGCCTCTGCGGATGGGTTGGCAGACCCGGATCGTGTCCTGGTCGACACGGCAGCCTATGCGGCCGAGGAGGATCATTTG